CGGCAAGGGACGCGGGAAGTCCGTTCAATGCGAGCGCCTGCAATACAACGCCCATCCACTGACCTACGCCACCGCCTCCACCGCCACCAAATAGCTTAGCAAAGAATCCGCCGATCTTTCCGCCCAGAGTCCCAAGCACCTTCATCGCCTTAGCGGGCAAGTGTGATAGAGCCACCAAGCCCTTACCAACAATTGCACCCAGCGCCTTTGGCAAGCTGCCGAAAACCTTTGTAACAAACTTACGAGGATCACTGCTAATCAAGCCCTTGATCAGACCGCTAATAAGGTGGCCACCAATTCCAGCCATAACCGTTGACGGCGAACTAATTCCGAACAAATTCTTAACTGCGTCGAGGATAGGGTGGAAAATATTGCGGCTAACCCAGTCCTTGACATTAGAAAGAGCATCCCTAATACCGTTGAACAGACCGCCGATAACATTCCGGCCGACCTGTAGCAGCAAAGTAGCAAGGCTGCCGATAGCATTCAGGATTTTACCCGGTACTGTACGGAAGAAAGCAATTACGGTATTCCAAACGGACACAATTGTATTCCACATTCGGGTCATTGTGCCCTGCAAGAAGGACCGCATTGCATTCCAAATCTGAATGAACATATTTCGGATGCTATTCCACGCTGCACCCCAACGTCCTGTCAGGAGGTTTAGAGCTGTGGTGAATAGGCCGACGATAATATCCCATCCGATTTTCATAACGGTACGGATTAGCGCCCATGCCTGCTGGAAAACCAGTTTAATAACTGCCCAAGCGGCCTGCCAAATCGCCAGCACTACTGCCGATCCGACCTGGAAAACCGTTTTGATAATCACCCATCCGGCCTGTGCGGCGGTAGTGATAACAGTCCAAGCTGCCTGGAAAATAGCCTTTACAATAGGCCAGATAGCACCCCAGAGTCCGAGGATGATAGTCTTCCCAGTTTGGAAGATAATTGCAAGTGCGCCAAAGAACCCTTGCGCGGCGAGTATGATACCATTCCAAATAGTTGTGGCAATTTCCTTAACCCTAATCCAGATGCCATTCCAAACGGCAATAACTGCTTCACCGTTTGCGGCCCACCACGCATCGAAATTCGTAGTGATGAAATTCTTGATGCTCTCAAAGATACCGATTACGAAATTGTAACCGGCCCTAAAAGGCCCGGTGATAGTAGTCCAGAAAGAACTAAGGAATCCTGCTCCCGTGTCGGTAGCGCTCTTTAGATTTTTCCAAACACCATCCCAGACGGCTTCGATATCATGGCCTACGTTGATGAAGAATCCGCGTGCTGCATCAAGACCAATCGACACCGCATGAGGCAGACCGCCAATAAGCCAGGCGGTAACGCGAGTCAGAGAACCAACCGCGCCCGCCACAAAGCCAGGAATTTTAAGCAGGAAGGCGAGAACGCTTCCCATTCCCTTAATCAAACCAGGGTGATCCGTAAAGGCCGTGGCCATTCCATTAATCCCGTTAGCAATTGCGTTAACAATGCCGGGAATCTGCGGGGCGAATCCCTTGAGGAATTCACCAAACGATGTGGCCAGCCCCTTAACTGCCGTTACGACAGAAGGTGAAGCTAGTGAGGTTGCGAGAATTGTGCCTACCTGCTGGAATGGTCCAGAGATAGTCTTTTCTGCCGCAGCGAATACAGGAGTGAGTGCCCCGAGGGTTACATTAGCAGCCTTGAAAATGGTAGACATCACAGGTGCAAAGGACACACCGATAGTTTGGAGACTCTTCTTAGCGTTAGTGGCCAGAGTCTTAAATGCTGCCTGAGCCGCAAGAGTCTGCTTGCTCATAGGCGGTCCGAGATCGGCAACCTTTTCCTGAGCGCCAGTCTTTGACGCACGGGCACTTGCCAGCGCGGCCTGAGCCGACGCTAGCTGTGCAGTTGTAGCCTTTCCGCTAGTCTGCAATGCATTAAGTTTTGCCTGATCGGCAATAACCCTGAGCGATGCGGCGTGCAATGTATCATTCGCCGCAGCAGCATCCTTCGGATTACTCTGCCCAGCGCCTAGACCACCGGCAATTCCTAGTCCTGCTAGGCCCGTACCGAGAGCACCCAGTGCAGCACCACCGACACCCGTACCAATAAATGGCAGGGCAAGAGCCGCAGCACCAGCACCGACCGGGCTAGTCAAAGCCTCGATCGCCGCAGCACTACCGCCAGCACCGACACCGCTAATACCTGTGAACGGTCCAGAGAATGCGCCACCGCCACCCTTACCGCCCTTACCACCGCCGAGAAATCGGGAGATGGAATCATTGTCAGTCTTAACCTTGACAGTGGCGGTAGATGTCTTTCCGTTGACCTTATCTAGTGCTGCGTTAATTCGGTAAATTCCTAGCAGCGTACTATCAAGCCCTTGTAGTTCAACGCCTGGTCGGGCCAGGTACTTGTTAAGCTTGTCAAGGCGCATGTCAATAGCAAGAAGCTTGGCCTTAGCCGCGTTGTCGTTAGCGTCAATTGCGAATTCTGCACGCCTCTTGTTCAGCGCGTCAGCTTCCGCCTTGATCTTATCCATAGTGATCGTGGCGGGCTTACCATCGGCGTCGATAGGGACAGTAACAGGCTTGGACAGTTCCTTCTTTTTCAGAGAGATCTTGTCCATAATAGCCGAGACAGAATTATCTCCCTTCGTGAAAAAGCGGAGAACTACGTTAGCCTGTTCGCTCATCCCAGTTTCTCCTTCGCCAGATCTTCAGCCCATTTGGCCATTTGCTTTTCCATGTCATGCTTTGTATCGCGCCAAGCCCACGTCATGTAAGGCCGCTTAGGCGTAGATGCCCAGTGCCTTTCCCCGCCCATAGTCTGACTAGGGTAGTTCAGCGGGTGACGAATGCCACCCTGAAATGCGCGGGACTGTGGCGCAATACGACTTTCAGTTTGCACAGACACGTTATTGCCCTCGACGTGTACGCGAGTAGCGCGGGGCATTCGCTTAGACCAGACACCGGCATAGAGGCGAGCGGCATTAGCGGTAACTTCCGCACCAGCCTTAATGTATTCTACTAGAGATTTCATTACTTTTTCTTCGCCTCTCTCCGCTGGTGATCGACCTGCTGTGTCATCCCGAAGAAGACGTTAGCGGGCAACTCCCAGATATCCAGAATGTTAACTCCGAATATGGACCAGATGTCGGCCGCGTAACTCAGAACCTGGGCTTCTAGCCCACCCTTTTTTAGAGGCCATTCACGTTCTCTACTTTTGGGTCCTCATCCGCGTTTTCTTCTACGGCTGCCAGTTCCTTAAGCTCCTGTTCTGTCGGTTCCATTGTGAACTTCGTAAAGTCCAGATCTACATCGTCAAACGGAATGTTAATCCTATCCCGCTTATGCAGTACGTAGATCAGCGCCGCAAGAGCTTCAGGGTCGCCCTCATCGCCAGCTTCGGCAAAGGCCCTCTGGCCCATTCCGGTCAGCTTCTTAATCACTCGCAGCTCTTTAAGAGTCATCGACTCAAAAAGCCATTCGTGGTCAATCTCGCAATTCAGGCAATCCCTGATTGTTACTAGAGGCATAACCTCGTAGTCCTTTCTGGTGCTTAGAGGGCAGCAACTACGTACTGCCCCCGTCCTTACAGTGTCGTGTCAGAGCTAATAATGTGAATCTGAATAGGCGGGTTGCTGCCGTCATCAGGGTCGTAAACCATGAATTCTCCCGAGACAGATACTAGCCCGGGACCTGAAACGGTGGCCGGTGCCTTAGTAATCTTCACGGTCGGAATATGGATTTCCAGCGTGTAGGGAGTAGCGCTCTCGATAAAGTTAGGACTCACGCACTTAATATGCATCCCGGTAGTAGTACCCGCCCGGAAAGCTGCCTGGAATTCTGACTCGTTGTATTCAGCTTCAAACGTCCCGGTAATACCTGTAAAGTCTACCTGGAATTGTTCCTTCTTAATTCCCGCATTACCCAATCCATACCGCTCGGTTGACAGCGTGTTCTTACCCGCGAGGGAAAGCTTACTGACTACCGACGTTACCGGCGTCGCGCTCGCTACAGAAGTCTTACCCGCAGCAGTGGTAAAGGTTCCGCCTAGTTCAAACAGGGACACATGACCAAAGTTGAACAACTGGTTATTCGCGATATACGTAGCCGCCGAAAGAGCAGGAGTGGTTGCTTCATTCCATGCGTCAACAGACATCGACAGCAAGGTGTTAGCATTATCCTCAAAAGCAATTTCCCAGTCGGTAACCTTGCAGCCATTGTAGTTGAACGGCTGGACAGTTCCCGTAATAGGTTCTGGCTTACCAAGCTGGGCCGAGAAGGACTTACCGCGCAGACCGCCCGGCGTAAAGTATGCTTCAAAGGCAAGAGTACCAGCGGGAACGACTGCTAGTGCCTGAGTGCTACCTAGAACATGCTGCATCCACCAAGACATTCCCTTAAACATGAATGGTAGTTCGATCTTACCCGAGGCAGCCTTTCGGGAAATAGCAACCTGGTTAACAGACTTGAAAGTCTTAGTTGCCCTAATGCCATCGCCGTCCAGATAGGTCGGGTCAAAGGCCAGTTCTGCGCTATTAAATGTATAGAAGTGGTCGGGTGCAAGAACGGTACCGACCGTAACTTCGGTTTTTGTACCTAGCTGGGCATCAAGCCCTGATCCGGTAGCCATTACTTATCACTCTTTCCATCATTCTTAGTGTCAGTCGTTCCCTTAGTGCTGGACTTAGCAGCACCATCTTCCCAGTTGGCTTCGGGCCAGGAAAGGGAGTTAGCCAGGTCGTCAGGAACCGCGACTGAATCGCCAGTTTCAACATACCCAAAATCTTCACCGTTGAGAACGATCGAAACCGGACTCTGGTGGCCGATATAACGCTTTAGCATTATGTAAATCCTTTACGATAGATTGGCGCGAACAGTAATAACGAATTGCATTTGTACCACTGCGCCACCAGGTACATTCAATGATCGTGTATCGACAACATCCGAAACTAGAGCGTTCCAGGTATCGAGTGTGCCGGGATGAAAACCAAGATTTGTAGATACGTTGTCAATAACGCCTACCGCCAAAGCTCTCGCCGCTGCAATTGTGGTGGTCTTGCCAACCGCCACACAGTTGATATTCATTTCTTCTTCACGAATTTTACCGCCCAGGCCCTTGTAAACCTGACTCATGTTTGCGGCGTTAACCGGGGCAGCTTCCTCGCCAGTTTCCAATGGTGTTTCTGCCCCGATTACTACAAACTTAATTTGATCCCTATCAGGCAAACTTGTAGGAGGCCCGTCAAATACCGGATAGGTTAGCGCCGTATCAAGGGTTGAAACAAGCCACACAATTACGTCGTCAATAGCCGTAGAATGCAATGATGGCATCAGCGGAACCCTGGCCTTTCCTCACCCGACAGCATCGCCATAGCGTGCGGCGGGATCTTGTACGTATTGACCAGAACTTCCCAGTTAGCAGTTTCGTTAGGTCCGGGCTCAAGCTGATCCGCACCATAAGGCCGCTGAGTGGACCACATATCGTAGCAAATCTCAAGCGCGGCAAGCTGAATCTTCTGTGAGATCACCGCTCGCCCCGCTGTGTAGGTTGCTTTCCACGGTCCGTAATAGAACGGCTGCTGAGATTGCAGCTCGACCGTGGCGCTATCTGGATAAACAATGAAATCGTTATTGGCCTGAGTCCACGTAGGCCCGTTAATTCTGACGGAGCTGAGTGAAGTAAGCGAAGTATCGCTAAGCAATGGCCCGTGCGACAGCTTCAATACCATTGCGGTATATCCGCCGGGAACCCTTTCGTTAGTAAAGGTTCGGATGACACAAGTGCCTACCACTTCTTCAATCATTTCCGTTACTGCCATCATGACCTGACGTAGCAAGGATTCCTTTTCGTTGGACGTAGAACTGCCGAAGTTGATAAACGCCTTAACGTCATCGATACTTACGACAGACCTGAATGAAACAACGGGAACATAGTCAGTCTTAGAGGTAGACGGCCCAGTTGAAGTCCACTGGAATTTATACAACCCTTCCAGCGCCAATGTGTAATCGACGTGGTAGTGACCCAAGCTGTCATGCGTAATGCTTGGCGTCGCGGTTGTCTGATTAGGCAAGGTAACGGTGAGCGTAACCGTAGCATCGATATAGTTCCCGCTTACGTCCGTTAGAACAAAAGTGGAAGTATAGGATTCTCCCGTTTCGATTGCTGCCATTATGTCTCACCCGCTACCTTACTCGATGTCTTAACTTTACCGGACACAGCGCCCCTTGCCTTATCTGTTTCGGTCACGGTCGTATGGGATTTAGCACCGTGGGTTACAGTTGCGCCCTTTTCACCACTGCCTGCAACAATTGCATGATAGGGATGAACAACCCCCTGTGTGCCTGTTCCAAACGACAGTGAAATCGCGGAGATTTGCGGCTTGTTAAGCCTCGCACTACCAGAACCCAAGAACTGCTGAGATCCGCTAGCCAGCAATGTAACCTTTTTGACGATAACGCCGCCAGCACCAGACCAGGATTCGCTGCCCGTACCATGAGGCGCAGGCTTCTTAGCTGTTACCGAACCAGTTCCGGCCAGCCCGCCCGCGTTGCCTGTTCCGTTCGCAGCAGGCTTCTTAGCCCTGCTACTCCCAGTTGCAGTAAACTGCTCAACGCCCGTACCGTTAGCGGCTGGCTTCTTAACAGTGGCAGAACCGCTGCCGATAGCACCAGCCAAACCTGTACCGCTTGCGCTAGGCTTCTTGACCGTCGCGCTGCCAGTAGCAGAGTTGCCCGGAATCGAGCCAGTGCCCGAAATTACAGGCTTCTTCGCGTTAACGGCTGCGGTAGCCGTGTAGACTTCGACGCCAGCACCAGAAACGTTAATCTTTTTACAGGTAATCTGGCCGGTACCCGTGAATCCTGCGGGAGTGTTAGTCCCGGTACCGCTCGCAGCAATTTTCTTGATAGAACTACTACCGTTTGCGGTAAAGGTTTCGACGCCGGTACCCGACGCAGCAGGCTTCTTGAGTGCCGAACTGCCCGTAGCCCAGAAGTTTGTACCTGTTCCAGAAGCGCTAGGCTTCTTGACGTTAGACGAACCTGTCGCCGTGAACGCCTCGACGCCTGTACCAGATGCGGCAGGCTTCTTAATGCTCGCGCTGCCAGTTCCCGAAATGCCTGGAATTGAACCAGTGCCAGAAGCGCTAGGCTTCTTTACATTTGACGAACCTGTAGCGGTAAATGTTTCTGTACCCGTGCCGCTAGCCGCAGGCTTCTTAATGCTTACGCTGCCTGAACCGTTAAAGATCGTACCAGTGCCATTAGCTGCGGGCTTCTTAGCACGCGGAGCACCCGTCGCGGTGAATACTTCTACGCCTGTTCCATTAGCCGCAGGCTTCTTAACGTTTGAACTACCAGAACCCCAGAAGTTTGTTCCAGTTCCGGCTGCTGTTGGCTTCTTAACGTTCGATGAACCTGTCGCTGTAAATGTCTCAGTCCCGCTACCAGATGCAGCGGGCTTCTTTATCGAAGAACTGCCAGTAGCCCAGAAGTTAGTTCCAGTTCCATTGGCCGCAGGCTTCTTAGCGCGAGGTGCGCCCGTAGCGGTGAATTCTTCGATGCCTGTACCAGATGCAGCGGGCTTCTTTATCGAAGAACTGCCGGTAGCTGTAAATTGCTCAACTCCCGTACCGCTCGCAGCAGGCTTCTTAGCGCGAGGTGCGCCGGTAGCTGCGAATTCTTCTGTGCCAGTGCCGGAAGCGGCAGGCTTTTTAGTCGCAGAACTTCCCGTGCCAGTAACGTCTGCCGAAGCGGCACCGACCTGCATAACTTGCTGGCGTCGGCGCTGGTTATTCCTGCCCCTAGACTTTCTGAAACGTTGCTGGGGCATAACAGTGCTGGTACCACCAGCAGAAGGCAGTGCCTCAACTGCAACAATTCCCCAGTCATCGCCCGAAGCGGTACTACTGAAACCTACCGTCTGAGCGCCCCCCGCAGAAGCTACAGTACCTTCAGTTCCGTTGTCAGCACCACTACTACTAGAACTGCTGAGCTGCCACCGAATCGTAACGCTGTTTGTACCTGAATAAGTTCCGATACTACCAGAGCAAACCGCCGTGACAATCATTCCACCGGACGTGGTTCCTGGCACGGAAACCGTGAGTGAGGTTACGCCAGTACCCTGCGTGCTGGTAAGCGTTCCGAAAGAGCCAACCCCGGCAAGGCTGATTGAACCGCCATTGTGGTTATTAGCTTCGGAAGTCGAGACTGAAACCGTGTTACTGCCTGTAGGAACTGTGGGTCCAGCCAACCCGTAGAAGACGACGCCACCGGCACCGCCACCGTCACTAGTCTGATAGCCTAGCAAGTTTAGCGAGACCCCGCCATAGGTAACCCCTGTGACGGTATTAGCGCCTCCGGTAAAGATTGTGAGGGCAACGATAATAGCATTGCCGTTATTGACATGCACCCAGGTACCGGGGCTGGTAGTCCACGCCTTGCCCGTTGCGCCGGGTCCTACGGCATCATAGGTAACTGCCACGAGCACTGCCCTCCCTGTTATTAGCTAACGGTGAGCGTACCCTGAATAGCTACTGATGTACCGCCAATGATTACCTCTGCTCGTGTTAGACGACCAGTGCCCGGCCAGAACCGTACGCCAATAGCGCTCAAATTAATCTGACCTGCATGATTACTTGAGACGCCCCCAGGAAATGTAGCAGACGCTAGCAAATTCCACGTAGCCCCGGCATCATTAGACTGGTGAACGGCAATCTGGCAGGTAGTTGCAGTAGTCTTAGCATTGAAGCCGTTAGCTACTGTCCTGTCAATTGTCAGTACCGCCACAGAATCAGGGTCCGCTACCGATGCCGGGCCGAATTCAAAGGTCCCGGTTGGCAGGGTTGTGAGCGGAATGTTAAGCGTACCCGCCATTAGTTCTCACCATAAAGCTTACCATACTGGGCTGTTACGGTATTCGCTGCCGTAGCCGCGCTTAGCGTAAGGTAAGGCCACAGCCAGTAGTTAATGTTCTTATCGTAGGTGGTGATCAGAGCATTACCGGAGCCAGCAGGAGACGTTTGCAGGTTCGCCGCAAATGCCCCTCCGTCAACAGCCGCATGACATACAAGAGTAGAAGTCGTGCCAGGTCCGCCCAAAGTACGAAGTCCAATTTCCGCTTCCATCTTCCAAGACCAAGACCCAGCAGTAGGAGTTGAAGCTAGAGTAGCGGTTGCCAGCGGAGTAGCCGCCGAGAACGTGTTAGATGTGGAAATAGCTAGGCCGAACGACCACGTAGGCACCGTAGCCGTAGCAGTCATAAATCCGCCCATCTTCCACTTAAGACTACTAGTCCAGTCCCCTACGTTACTCATGTACCCGGCTTGGATAATAATAGCTGGCCACCCTGCCGTAATTGTAGCCGCTCCCGCCGTGGGCGTACTGACAGTAGCCGCAGAGTAGGTAGCAAACAGAAGTTCGGTGCCAATAGGCTTGTAACCAGACATATAAATCCCCTTACTGTGGCATTACAAGCGTGAAGCTGGAAAGCGTGATGTTAGCACCAGAGCTGAATGCAACGGAGTTGAAGTTGATATCTGCACCAGATGTTCCTACCGAACCGGCTGCAAGTAGTACCGCACCAGAACTGACAAGGCCAAATGTTGCAGCCGTGCCCGAGGCAAGTGCTGTAACAGTAGACAAAGAAAAGCTCGCGGTAACGGTCCAGATTTTGTTAGGAAAAGACCCTGTTAGCGAACCAGTTCCAGCAGTACCGAATGCGGGAGTGCTGAATGTAAATTCAGCCAGCTTCGTACCCGAGAATGCTGTATCCGGGTCCTTACCACTTGACACCTGAGCGTCGGTCCAAATTTGTAGCTTGCCGCCATTGAACATCGCCTTTAGCGCGTCGTTCTGTGTGATTACCGCACCAGCGGCAGCGGTATTAAAGTATGCGGTCATTGATTAGTTCACCCTCGCACAAATCACATAAACATCCATGGAAGACCCACTGGCCTGCCAATTAAAGACTTGTAGAAAAACGGATCGTCCATCT